CAGGCGTACCGCGATCCGGCTGAGCAGGCGCGACTGTACGCGCAGGGGCGCACGACGCCGGGGGCAATCGTGACCAATGCACCGCCCGGTTGGTCGTGGCACGAGTACAAGCTTGCCTTCGACGTCGCGGTGCTCGACCAGGTCACGGGTCGACCGACGTGGCCAAACGATAACGCGCTCTGGCAGCAGATCGGTGCGGCCGGAAAAGCCTCCGGCCTGGAATGGGGTGGCGACTGGACGGGCATCGTGGACCGCCCGCATTTCCAGTTTACGATGGGGACACCGATTGCTTCGGCGCGCGCGGGTCAACTGCCGGCGCAGCTCGCAGGATTGTGCTCTTTTCGGCTTGCCGCTTGAGGGAGTTGACGCCAACTGAATGCGCTGGCAGCATTGGCTGCACGGTGCGCATCGTCAATGCGCCTGATCCTTGACAATAGGAGTGGTGGCTGCGCGTGCGAGCGGTCCATTGCCGCTCAAGGCCCCGGGAGCGCTCGCAGGAGACAGCAGAGCCGGCGGAGCGGCATGGTTTCTCCGAGGTGGGTGGCCCAGGGCGGCACGCCCGATAGGGACGACCAGCAGATCTGGCGGAGCGGCGTTGTTTCTCCGAGCTACAGGCCAGAGATCAACCCCCCGGGATCTTCCTTAGCCAGCAGAGCCGGCGGAGCGGCGTCGTTTCTCCGAGGAGCCAATCGTCTGGCCTGCATCGAGGGTGATCTCCCCAACAGAGCCTGCGGAGCGGCGTCGTTTCTCCGAGGCACGGTAGGCAGGTGACTCAATGACTGTACCGCACGACCCAACAGAGCCGGCGGAGCGGCGTTGTTTCTCCGAGGTGGATATGGACCGCGGGATCGTCGCCTACGACTTCGCGCCAACAGAGCCTGCGGAGCGGCGTAGTTTCTCCGAGCCGCGGGAATGGCCCGAGGGACCCCCTACCGTGGCGGCCAACAGAGCCTGCGGAGCGGCGTCGTTTCTCCGAGAAACGTCCCCCCTGGGCGTTGCCGAGACCCTCGTCTCCCAGCAGAGCCCGCGGAGCGGCGTCGTTTCTCCGAGCGCGATGCCTTTTCGTTCTACCGACGAGCAAGGTGGGCCAGCAGAGCCGGCGGAGCGGCGTTGTTTTCTCCGAGCCGATGTTCCAGTCGAACAGGGGCCTGCGGAGAGGCGAAATGTCTCCGACGTGATGCGGCTGCGTCGAGAGCCTGCGGAGCGGCGTGGTAGCTCCGAGGTGACGCGCGCAACGCGGAAAACGCCTCTCCACTCGAACCAGCAGAGCCTGCGGAGCGGCGTGGTAGCTCCGAGTGGTGCGTCAGCACCGTCTTCGCACGGAACCCGTACCCAGCAGAGCCGGCGGAGCGGCGTTGATGCTTCGACCTTCGATCCAATCCATTGTGTTAGAGCGCGCCCTGCGCGGTTTCGGATATACTGGCGCCATGGCTCAGAAGCGAAAAAAGAGCGGTCTGCCCAGCTGGTTTCCGTTCGCACTCGGTGCATCTGCGGTGCTCATTCTGTTCGCGGGTGCTCGATCGGGCTGGAGGACGAGCGCAACCCAGGGGACGCCGCTCCGTGGCTGGCCAGGTCGACGAATTGCATGAGAGCCTGCGGAGCGGGCGTTGTGCCTCCGACTAGTGCGCGTAGTGCATTTGAGCCAGCGGCGTGGCCTGGTGACGTCGAGCGGTAGTAGTCGGCGTTGGTCAAGCCCGCGGAGGGGCGTTCGCTACTCCGACATCAGTCATCCCAAGGCTAGAGCCGGCGGAGCGGCAAAAAAACTCCGAGACGTCGAGCATTACCGATTGGTGCCCGCAGCAAGAGCCAGCGGAGCGGCGTCACTGTCTCCGACAGGTTGCACCATCGTCTTTTAGCTCACGGAGAGGCGCTGCCATCTCCGACCACCAGATGAGCGTCGCGGAGCCCGCGGAGGGGCGTTGTGCCTCCGGCGCCATGCCTGAGGCCACCTCCGACAGCCACATCGTTCGAGCCCGCGGAGGGGCGTTGTGCCTCCGAGAGCCTCTGCTGCGACGTGCCCGCGGAGGCGCCATTGACCCGCGTGTGCCACCGATGCTATCACTGGCGGCACATGGCAGACGACGATAAACCGGCCAAGCCGGCGGAGCCGTCTCCTCGCATCGAGGCGCCGATGATCTTCGTGCGCGGCGGAACCACGACGGCGAAGCACGATGTGCTTATGGCGAAGCAACGCGCGGATACCGAGCAACGTCGCGCCATTCAGGACCGGCAGTATCAGATCACGCGCGAGGACCCGATGGCCGCGCGCATGCATTCTATGAAACTTGCGGGCGCCGACTCGCCGAAGATCGTCGTCGCGGTCAAGCATCCGAAGGAGCTGGACTTCAAGGAATGGGTCATCTGTGACCTGCTCGACCAGGGCACGGAGAAGGTTCTGAACATGCGGTGCCCTCAGTGCGCCGCAAAGAACCCGGGCCACGAGCCCGACTTCATGATCAAGCAGTCGAACCGGCGGTGGCACTTCGACCCGCGGCCGCCGAGGTGGATGCGCGACCTCGGGACCGACCGGATCTGGGTCAACCCGGCGGACGGCAGCACGGTCGTGGTGGCGGGCAGCGTGACGACCGACGACTGGATCCGGTGTCCGGGCCTCGGGTGCGCCTGGCACTTCAAGATCGACGACTCGGTGGCGTACCCCAAATGAGCGATGATACCCTTCAGAGCGGTGCGGACGTTGTCACCTCGGCGTCCGCGCCGGCACGGCTGTCGGCTACACCCGGCGGCCGTGCGCTTTCTGAGGAGCCCGAGCTCACAGCAGTGGATGCGGCGGAGCTCCGTGCTGCCGAGCTCGCCATCGCAGGAGAGAAGGATCGCCCGCTCACACTCGAATTCGGGAAGCGGCTCGACCGGTTCATTGCGGACGCCCTCATCGAGCACACGAAGGACCATCCGCTCGCCGACCCGTTCCAGGTCATGGAGACGCTGCTCAGGATCTCCGCCGGCATCGCGATCGTGCGTGACCGCGACGCAATCTGGTTTCAGAGCTACGCCCGCGGCATCTACGACGAGGAACGGCAGGCGCGTCCGGAGGGCAAGGCGCCCGTGGTGCCGGTCGCGATCACTGGGCGGGAGGACCGTTAGCCCATGGGAGTCTGGGGCACGGGGCCTTTCGACAACGATGACTCAGCCGACATGATTGCCGGCCTAGCACGGAAGGTCCATCGAGTTCTCGAACGGAACGATAGTGACGACTACGGGGAGGCCCGCGCCGCGGCGGCGTTCGTCCTATTGGCGCACGGGACAGACGTGCTAGGCGGTCCCGGTCTCGATGTGGTGCTGAAGGCGCTCGTCAAGATGCGGGAGAACAACGAGTGGCTGGCCGGGTATCGCCAGCCGCAGCAAATCGCAGCTGCGCTCAACAAAGAGATCGGCGCCGTTATTGCGAGGATGCGAGCCTGCAAAGGCTGCCGGCGGGGGCGCGATGAAGCCGAGTGGAAAGAGATAGAAACGCTGGCGCGAAAAGCACGACGGGCGCCGGTGCCGGCTACCACTTGGCGAACAGGTCGTCGAAAGGCGCGAGTGAGCAAGGCGCGCCGCCGAAGGATCCCTCGAATAAAGGAGCGCCGATCGTGAAGCTCGACTTCGACGCTCTCACGCCTGCGCAGCAGCGCGCCGCGGGCAATGTTGCGATCAATCAAGATCTCGGAGAGAACCCGCGAGTACTCGCCGCGCTGGAAGATCTCGGCGTGCTGACCTCGTACGAGGAGAACCAGGGCGGACATCCGCCGCTCATGGTGAAGCGTTACGCGATGCCGGTGAGCGTGCACATGGCGTGGTGCGAGTGGTGCTCACGGACGCCGAAAGAAGAGGCGTTGCCGTGAGTGAGCTGAAGAAAGAGTGGCTCGCGTACCTATCGCTCGTCGGGCTCAGTGTCCTAGCTGGAGTCATCGGCGGCTACTCCATCGGCCACAACAGCGCCGAACACGACATCGCTGGTCGGTTCTACCACCGCTGCCGCGAGAACCTTGGTCTGTTTGAGCCGATGACGACGCTCCAGAAGGGCGAATCGGCGTGCGCGCATCTCATCACCGAAGAGCTCGGAATCGAGAACCGATGGGCCAAGGAACTGCCCTAAGATGGCACGCGACGTCGAAGTCCGTCGTAACGGCCAGGTCGTCGGCCACGCAAGGGTCTGCAGCCAGGACGACATTGTTCCACCGCGTGGGCTCCCCGCGCCTCGCGAGGACTACGAAGAGAAAGTGAGCACCAGCATGGACAAGGACAAGCACAAGGCTGCGCTCGATGCGCTCGCGGAGCTGATCCGGGGGGAGTTGGCAGGTGAGGACCGCGCACGCTTTTCGCGCGTGTGTCGGCTCGCCCTGATCGGTCAGAAACTCATGGTGGAACTGAACCCTCGCGCGGAGGACGTGGACGAGGAAATCGAGGGCGACGAGTTCCACCAGCTCGGTGGGGTCTATCCGGCGCGGCGCCGCCGCCACGGCGAGCTCATACTCGGCGCCGGCAACGACCAACAGCAAATGGTTCGAGAAACGTTGGCCATGCTGGGCCCCGCAATGGGCGGCCTGCAGCAGCAGAACGATGCTCGGCGGCGCGAGTCGATGGCTCGCGAGTTGAACCAACTCATCGACGCTCGCGAAGTGCTGAAGGAACAGGACCAGGCTGCAGCCGGCATGCTCACGAAGCGGATCGATGCAATCCTCGCGGCGATGGGCGAAGAAGAAAAACCGAAAGGAGACGAAGATGGACTTTCAGTGGTTCCTGCCGTCGATGTACGGCGACATCAAGCTGAACCGAGTCTCGGCAGACTCAACGAGGATGACCCTCAATGGTCTCTCGCCGACGGAGAAGGAGGCGGTGCAGGCGCTCTTCGAGCGGGCGACGAACCCGGGCGCGCTCCGCAAGTCGTGGGCCACGGCGGATAAAACTGCGGCCGTGGACCTAGACTCCATGAGGGAGCAGGTCGTCGAGCTCGACGCACCGATCACGAAGGTGCAGGAGTTCCTACAAAAGCAACTGAAGCCGCACCGGAAGCAGATTTCGGCGGTGCGCTTCTCGAACGGTCATGTCGAGCAGCTCACGGAGGCAACGCTGCAGGTGATCGACGCACCGGCCGAACCCGACGTGGCGCAAGCAGTCGATACGCCCGCCCCTGCGAAGGAGAAAAAGAAGCCCGAGCCGAAAGGTGCCGTTACTGTGGCGCAGCCCGTGCGCGGGTGTCCCGCGCCGGACTTCGATGACGTCGAGGTCCGAGCGAGCCGCGTGCTCAAGGCGTTTCTGACGCGGGATCAGATCGACGATTTCGAACGGCGGCAACAGTTCGTTGCCATCGGTGCCGACACCGGTCACCGGTACCTGCTCACGTCGCGGCACGCAAGGCGGGCGCTCTCTCAGTACGGCCATCGGACGCTCTACGACATGGACGAGCGCCTGCCGATGTGCGTCCACGACTGGGAGGTCCCGGCGCCGGAGGAGCTCTTGGCGCTCTTCGTTCACCTGTCACTGCCGGGTTTGGAGGAATACGTCCGGAGCATTCCGGACAGGGACGGCATCCTTGCCCACTGAAGCCGAAGGAGAGGTCACCGTGGACGAGAACGGCGTCGTGCGGCTTCCAGATGGCAGCGGCTGTTTCGTCGCTTCGTTCCCGCTGAGGAAGTCGCATTGGATCTACGCTGAGGGCGACAACGATCCGCCGATGCCAATGCGCATCGGAGTCGGGCCGGAGCGGGCGGCGCTGGAGGCTCAGATCCGCTCGGCAGCGAAGTACGCGATACGTGCGGCGACCATGAAGGGAACGGAAATGGACTTCGATCCGGACGCGATGGTCCAAAACATGATCATCGGCCTGCTCGGCTACTGCACGCACGACGGCTCCCACGGGGGCCGTCTACCGGAGGACGCGGTTCTCGGGAGGCGCCCATGAAGATCGAAGTAAGGACCGGCGACGACGGAGGCGCGGAGGTCATCCTGTCCGACGTGTTCTCGGGCCTAGGCATCCGGACCGACGCCGGCCTGTTCGGCATCGCACAGCGAGACGGCGGCATCGAGGTGCTGCTTAACGGCACAACCGTGTGGGCGAGGGGCGCGAGCGCGGAGGACTTGCCGAACACACTTCCGCCGCCGCCGGCCATGACCGAAGAACGAGCTGCAGCGATTGCGAAGGTGATCAGCAGGCTGAGCACACGGATCGGTCCTATGTTACGCGACGAGAAGGAGCATTTGGGCGTAGCAGTCGCGCTGACGACGATGGCGGCCCACCACGTGCTTCACGATGGCGCTACCGAAGCGGACTTTTTGGATGTCTGCCGGATGGCCTGGAAGAAGTCTTTCGAGGCACACAAGGACTGCGGAAAAAACTGACCGCACCGATGGCAGATACCTCGCGCAGCTTCATTGGGGAGCGCCTGAAAGCGGCGTGGGCCCATCTACGCGAGCAGAAGGTCGGTGACCTGTACGACCGCGCCAAGCTCTGGGCCGATGCCGTGTCGCACGGAGCCGACCCGATCGAAGCGATGCACGGGCACCTGTGCGGTCCCGAGTGCGAGCACTGGGAGACAATGAGCGCCGAACGCAAAGCGAAGCTGCGGAACGCGCCATGGAACAAGCGGAGCTGAGAGATGAGCGACCCGACAGACGATCCCGACGACACGCCTTACGTGCATCAGGTGCTCTACACCAACGACCTCATCCGAATAGTCTCCACGTGGCTCGGTGCCCTGTTCACAGTCGCGGATCCCGAGCGTGTGCGCCGAGCGCTGCAGCACGTGCTCGACAACTGGCCGCGACAGGTAGAGATGTTCGAGAACATGCGGCGTATCGCGCAGCAGGTGGAGGAGCGCAACAAGAGGCAGAGCCAGAAAGGCGGTGGGAATTGACGGAGTTCGGCGGGCTCGGCGGCGTGAGCGGCGGGAGACCGAGAAACACGGCCGATCTCTTCGAGGCGGCGATCGAACGCGCCTTTGGCGATCGGCTGCGGCACGAGCGCCGCCAGGGCCTGGACGCACGGAAGGGCGACAACGAGGAGGGAGGATTGTGGGACCGCGACGGGCTCGGAGCGCGACTTTGGGGCTCGCTCGCGAACATCGACTGGATCCACGAAAATGGCGACACGGCGGGCTACTCGTTTCGCGCAGCCGGCGACATGATCGCAGCGGTGGTCGGGGAGGGCGACTACATGGATTGGTACTGCTCATCGGACGCTGGCGTGGTCGACTCCGAAGTCGCTGAGGGCCTGCTGCGGGAGGGTTGGAGGCCGGAGGCGTGAACCGCCGCGAGCGCCGCGCGCAGCAGTCGTGGGCCCGAAAGGACCCACGGCTTCAGGGCATGGAGATCCGCTACGGCGGACGGACGCTCGTCTTCCACATCCTGGTGAACACTGACGAAGACGCGGAACAGGTCGTGTGGAGGCTCAAGCGCGCTGCCCCTGGCCCGAAGCAGGTGATGACTCTCGTGGCCGGTCGCAAACCGGACACGGCACACTGGGCGTCCACATGGGAAGGAGCCGGCATCCCGACCCTTTTCGCCGGACGCACAATCGCGATGGAGATCTACCTCAACACGGACGAAGAGCCGGGGCCGATCTCGGCGCGCCTCCTCGCGGCCGCTCGGGTGCCGGGAAACGCGGCGACCGCGGCTGAGCTGCGGAGGCTAGGCAACGTGCCGGATTCAGAGGACGTGAGTCTCGCCGTCATCATTGCCTGCGGCGACGTCGATGCCGAGGCGGCTCGTTCGGTGTGGGAAGCGACCTTTCGGGCGGGTGTCAAAACGGTGGAGAACGAGAACTGATGCCCGACGTTACGACAGGTCGCGTCGGCGCTCTGGAGCGCGAGGGGCCGTGCCACTTTTGCGGTCGGACGGTCTCCCAGTACGCAGTCGTGGGTGAACCACGGCGAAGCTTCTTCGAACACGAGCATCCATGGTGCGAGGAGTACACCGCAATCGCGGCGGAGCACGGGCTCAGCGCAGAACACAACCCAAAGGACGACGATGCCGAAAACTAGCGGCAAGCCATTCAGCCGCATCGTGGAAGCCATCGGCCGCAAAAAGGGCAGCTGGGTCGTCACTGTTCATCAGGGTCAGGCTCTGCTCGCTGCCGGCTCTATCAACGTAGTCAAGGCTGCCGGAGGCTTCATTGTGACGCTGCGCCTGAGCCGCGACGAGCTACTGAATCTGAGGCGCGCTGCCGACGAGGCGTTATCTGCTCTCGACGCGCAGTCGCCGCCGCACTAGCGAACAACCCCAAGGAGAAACGTCATGCACGTGCTTTCGTCAATGACCATCGTCGCCAAGAAAACCGAGGTGCTCGCAACGCTCAAGAGCAACCGCGCAAAGCACTCCGAGATCGTGAAAGAGGCACGAGAGGGCTACATGGAAAAGGCACAGGCCGCGCTGAAGGAGAAGCTGGAGCACCTGCGGTCGGGCAAGCTCGCGTCGCTCTCTTTTTCACTGCGCGTGCCGCTCGACTACACGAAGGTCTACGACACGGCCATCCGAATGCTGGAGCTCCACCAGAACGACACGATTCAGCTCGACGCCGCGCAGGTACGCAACCTCATGCAGGACGAGTGGGACTGGACGGACAGTTTCTACGGCACGAATATGGTGTATTCGAAGATGGCGAACGACTTTCACAACGGTGAGGAGTAGCCGGGCCGCGTATCGGAGGGCCTCGATGGACGACGAAAAAAAGAAAAAGGCACCGCCGATGCCGGTGCCAATGACCCGACAGCAGCGGCGGCAAATGAAGCGCGGGCGCATGAAGCTCATTGAAGGGGGCAAGCGACCGGATGCGCCGAGCGTGGACATGTCGGAGCCGGCGGGGCGCTTCGCGTTCTACCTGCACGACTTCATCGTGCGCTACGTGGCGAAGAATCCTGATCTCGAAAAAACGGCTGCATGCGCGGCGGCGCTACAGGTCGCGGCGAAGTTCGCGGTCGAGGTCGAAGGCGACGAAGAGGGCTTTGCGGTGGCCGCTAAGCACTTCTTCAACGGCGAGTGGCAGGCGCGTCGCGGCGCTCCACCACCGCCGAAGGGCACGGGATGAGCAGTCCTGACCAAAAGCTCGTTGCGGAGAACTACTGGGCGCCAGGCATGGCTGCCGTGAACGACTACGGCGTGATGTACCAGGCCGAGTGGGAAACGCTGTGGGACGGAACCGCCGTTGCCGCGCGTCTCCACGCTCGTGCGCTCGCGGCGCAAGGTATCCCCGTGCTGCTGAAGTCCTTCTCGGGCATCGTCGTGAACGCGGAGGGCGTGCCAGAACCGGTGTTCGCGGCGGGCCTTCCAGAGGCGGTGAAGGCCGAGGTCGGCTCGCTTCCAGAAACATCGATCGGGACGCTCGCGATCCTGCTGAAGCACCTGGTTGTCCGTGGGCAAGGCGCCCTCGACGGATACCTGATGCCTCGGCACGTGGCGCACTCGGACGTTACGGCGCTGCTGGCGCTTCGGAAGGCAGTCTACGACTCAACGATCACGTACACCGTGTGGGAGCGGGATCGCGTCGCGCCCGGGATCGCTCAGCTGCTCGGACGGTGCGGGCAAGCGTGGGTGCCGTGCAGCCAGAATGCCTCGGCGCTGATCCGGTCTGGCGTGCCGGCGGAGAAGGTACGGGTCGTGCCGCATCCGTACGAGCCGACCGACTCGATGTGTCGACTCACCGAGCGTAAGCCCATGACCGGCAAGCGGTTCTATTCGATCGGGCGCTGGGAGCCGAGGAAAGGACTCCACGAGCTCATCGGCGGATTCATGCTCGCGTTCCGACCGGGCGATGATGTGACGCTGACGATCAAGACGAGCCCCGGGACGTGGAAGGGATACCCGAATCCAGAAGAGAGCGTCTCCTGGTGGCTCAAGCGGTTCGACTACTGGAGCGAGAAGACGCTCCACCCGCACCTTGTTGTCGATCATCGGCGGTACCCGAGGAGCCGCATTCTGAAGCTTCACTTCGACAACAACATTTACGTGTCGGCGTCACACGGGGAGGCATGGAACCTGCCGGCGTTCGAGGCGAAACTTGCCGGTAACCGGCTCGTGCACGTCCCGTTCGGCGGCACGGCGGATTTCTGCGTGGCCGATGATGTGCCGGTCGCATACGTGATGGAGCCGGTGGCTGGGATCTACGGCTGGGAGCCGGACGCCGAGTGGGCGAGCGTGACGATCGACGAGATAGCCGCGGCGCTTCGCATGGCGAAAGCGCCAGAGGCTTACGTGCGACCGGAGCACTACGAGCGCACATTCAGCTTCGATGCAGTCGGTGAGAGGATGGCGAACCTCGTACTCGCGCAGCTCGACGATGTGGATCCGAAGGCCGGAGCCTGGATTCGGGAGCGCAGGCGCAGATGAAACCGCTGGACGTCCTCTCCATCCTAGTCACGTCGCACGGCGATGAGCTCGCACAACGCTTCGGTCGCAGGACCATGGAAGCGTTTAAGGAAATGCATGAACGCCGCCGCGAGCTGACCGACAAGCAAGAGACGTGGGTCATGGACGTCGGCGAGAAAATGGGCATCATCACAGCGCCCGGAGCAAACCTGTTTTCGAGGCTTTCGCCGAAGGAACAAGCGCGGCAACGGGCGCAGGCGAAGAGGATTCTTCCGTGGGAAAAGTGAGTGTGGCGGAGGACAACGACATTCTTGGTCAGTTTCGGCGTGCACATGAGCGCGCAGAACGAGTGGCCCACCACTACGGGTTCGCTTTCTACATAGCCAACGGCTTCTACAACGAGTACGCCGGCTGGAAGAGCGAGGACCGAGTAGCGACGGAGGTCGAGCAGGAACTCTGGGCGGCGCTGGACAGGCTTGCGCCGGCCGACTTGTGAAAGGGACGACGACGATGATCGAACATCAGCACCACAACCTCGACGACGAAGGCAAGCCGGCCGGTGGCCGTGTCAAGGCTACCGGCTTCGACTTCGAGTGGAACAGCGGTCCGCCCGACAAGCCCAATGGAGCCACGCTCGAAGACGTGCTGGAGGCAGCGATCGGTCGTCTGGAGTTTCTGCAGAAGGCGCAGCCGAACCGCGACAAGGCGATTGCGCTCAATCATCTCGAAACGGCGTTCTTGTGGTTCCAGAAGAATGAACGGAAGGGTAAGCGGACCCCGTGAAGTGGAAGCCTGAGCCACGGGCTCTTCTGTCGCTGCCGTGCACGGGGCACATGTCCGAGCCGAAGCAGGACTGCGACAAGAGGATCGATATGCTCTTCCCGTTCAATCTGGAGAAGCTCACATCGGAGCTCAAGCGAGCGGGATGGTTCGTCACGGCGGTGACTCCGCCAGGCACGAATCCGCCGGTCATGAGCGTGCTCTGCGGCGACTGTGCGGACGCGCTGATACCCGAGCTGACCGAGGCCACACGACAGGTCTGGAAGAAAAGGGACTCATGACGAAGGTGCCTGGTCAGGGTGGCCCGTACTTCAGCCTCACGGAGAGTGAGTGCGGCCCTGCGCTGAAAGCGATCCTCGAACGGGAGGGGGCCGAGAACCTGGTGCAAGAGCTACACCGATGGATGCGTAGGCGTAGGGTGGAGGACGTCGCCTCGCTCTTTGATTCGCGCACCGCAGGCATGACCTGCGGCCCAGCCTCCGTCGTTCGCGGCTTGAAGGAAGCCGTCGAGTCGGGCACCGCCGAGAACCATACGTACCACTTTGCGATGACGGCGATCGTGTATGCGATGGCTCTGGAGAAGCTAGACCCAGAGTTCTTCAGAGAGAAAAGGCACATGGTGGACTCCGCAGCGTATGAAAAGCGGCGGCGCGAAATAATGGAATACGTCCGCCGGATCGCGGCAACGGAGGACACAACGTCATGACGCCGACGGTTCGCCTCTACGGTCGCGGCGTCGGCCACGGATCGCACGCCCAGGTGACCGCGGGCTTCAGAGCCGCGCTGCAGGAGGCCGGGCTGCTAGCCGGCTTCGTGGCGTTCGACTGCGACCCGCCCCCCGACGCTCCGCAGCCCGGCGGTCCGCTCGCCCCCCGCGCGGTGTTCACGGGGCCGCTGGGCTTCCTGCCGGCGATGCGCCGCGGGACGCGACACGCCGAGCGGTACGCGATGCTCGCGCCGAACAGCTCGTTCGTACCCGGCAATCTCATGATGGCGCTGGAGCAAATCTGCACGGAGATCTTGGTGCCATCGAAATGGGCGCAGGACGTCGTCGAGGAGAACACGAGCGTCTCTGTTCGCGTGGTGCCTCACGGCGTAGATGCCGGCTTCACGGAGAACCAAGAGCTGCGCGCGACGGCGCGCGCGGCGTATCGGCTCAGCGAATTCGAGGTGCTCCACCTCTCGTCGACGGCCTACGACCGAAAGGGCACGCTCGCGCTCTTAACGGCGTGGGGCATGCTCACCTCAAAGGGCGAGCTGCCGCAGGAGTCGAGGCTACGACTCGTCCTCGAAATCGAAGCGATGAGCAGAACGATGGCGTGGATGGCGGAAAACGCCGGGGCCCTCGCGCTTCAGAACGTGTACGTAACGGCGCGCATGGACGCCCCGCCCGCGCGGCTCGCGGACACGTACTCGTCGCACCACGTCGTGTGTCAGCCGTCGCGAGGCGAGGGGTTCGGCATGGTTCCACTGGAAGCGCTCGCGTGCGGCGTCCCGATCGTCGCCACGGCGTGTACGGGGCACACGGAGTGGTTTCAGCCTGGGCTAGCCGGTGCGGTGCGGGTGGAGCATGGGCTCAATGCGCCGATCGACGATGGGCCTGGTGCCCTCGCGCCGACGGTCGAGCCCGATGCCATTGCGGCGGGGCTCAAGGAAGCGTACGCGCGGTGGGAGCAGCTCGACTCGGCTGCCGCGGCCGCGGCCGCGGCCGCCCGTGCGCAATGGGCCTGGTCCAGGCAGCTCGCGCCGTTCATGAAGGAGCTTAGTTCTCCGGTAGAGGCCGACGAGTGGCCAAAGCCGGCACAGCAGTAAGGAGACGACGAAAATGAACGATCAGAATGAAACGACAAACCAGACCCCGACTCCGACGGAAGCCCCGACCCAGCCGGTGCCTCCCGACAAGCTCGCGCCGTTTCGAGCGCTCTTCGGTATGCCGGTGGCCGTGCAGTTCGCGGCGCAGACGCCTTACGTGCAGGTGGCGCCGTTGACTGACGCGGTGGGCAACGTCCAGGCGGTCCAGATTCCGAACACGACGCGCGTGATCGGACTTCCGGCCGTCGCGGAGCCCCAGCAGGCGATAGCGGTTGCGACCGGTGTGCTTCGCCCGTCTGAGGACGGAACGTGGCTCATCATCGAGGAGCGGATCGGAATTCCGCGCTCTGCGCATTCCCTGGGAGGCCAGGCGCTGATGGACGTCTACGTGCGGCCAGAGTTCGTCACTCACATCAGCTTCGTGAAGGCCATCGAGCTGCGCCGACCGGCGCGCGAGCCCGAGGCGTGATCATGAAGCATACGTGTGCGTTTAGATCATCCCACGATCCTGACACGCTGGAACCGACTGGCCCGCGCTGCAACAAGCGCGCGACGCAGGAAATATATTGGCAGGATGGCCGAGTCTCCCCGTCGTGTCCGCAGCACGGCTTGCGCGCCCTAGAAAAAGAGGCGCGTGCGCTGGTGGTTCGCGTAACTCGCCCGCAGTCGGAAGCCCAGTGGGCGACCGCCGGATAGGCTTCTTCTAGGTTATGCGCGACGAAGGCGAGTCCCGCTTCCGGCGCTGGCTACTCGACAAGGTCAAGCGCTCGCGATGGGTGACGTACCCCGCCGACACGGCGGAGTCCGTCGCGAGGAGGATTGGTGTCCAACCGGATATCATCCTGCAGGCTCAGCGGGAGCTCGCCGCCGAACGCAAGGCGGATGGCAAGGTACCGATGGTGCTCGGCACCGGACGGACCAAGCGCCCGAAGCGCCGGCAGATCGACGTCGACATGCCGAAGGAAGTGTACGAGGACTGGTTGCTGTACTGCAGGACGCGGGGTCTGCCAGGATCGGTCGTCATCCGAAGCGTGGTCCATACTTTACTCTCTGGTCCAGAGAATCCATCTTGGATTGGGCGCCGGTGCCGCTACCGCGGGCAGATGTTGAGTCTGGCCGGCTACACGCAATTCGTGCAGCGGGGCTGGCCGTACAACATTAAAACGGACGTGTCGGAGGGCGCAGCCCGCGCCCTCGCGGTGAGGGCAAGGAACCTCGGTTGCACGCTGGCAGCCCTGGTCAGGGGCGCGGTGATCGATGTCCTCGAAGGCCGAACAAAGCGCCTAAATATCGTGAGTTCCTCGGATGCTATGTGGGACGACGAGACCCGGTACTGGGTGGGCATTCCGCGGGCTTGACAGCCGACGGCAGCGATGACAGCGTTGGCAGCATGGGAACGACCAAGAAAGAGCTGGTCGAAGATCTGTGGAAGAAGCCCTACTCGCTGAAGCGCGCCGAGATCGAAAAGCGCGCGAAGCGGGGCGACTACCACGACTTTGATTCGGAGCTAGCGGGACCAAAGATCGCGCTGGTGGACGACCTTCGAGCGGCCGGCTTCGGTGACTTGGCCCAGAAGGCCATCGACGGCGCCTACGACGATGAACGCCCGACGGTCGAACAGATTGAGGAGATGCGACAAGAGTTGGGTCCAGAGTTGTTCGACCAGGTCATGGACTCGAAGCCAAGGGGTTCAGCGTGAGCACGAAAACGTCGTGGATACCGGACGAGCCGGCGAGCAAGGAAGAGCTCCTGGCACTGGTGGCGCGGATGCGCGCGGTCAGCAACGCGACCTACGATCTGTTCTTCACAACGGGCATGGGTGGAGACGTCCACGCCTTCATCGAATTTTGCGGTGTGCTCTCAAAGTACGTCGACATCTGCGAGCGCTGCGCAGAGCAAGGGATCGATTTCCGGTTGCTGAACACGCACTCCGGACGAGGCTTGCCCGTAGAAGTGCACGACATGCGGTACCTCGGCGAGAAGCTGGACTGCATCCTCGGGCCGGCGATACACGCGAACCCAGCCGCGAGTGCAGCACTTCGGGAGGCGCTGTTCCGAGACGATGCTTTCACACCCGCCGAGCTTGGCGTAATGGGCAAGCTCGACCCCGTGAATCCGAAGGCGGTGCTTGCGTGGCTCGGCGGCGAGGGTCCGAATCCGTGGGAGACCTCTGAATACAGGCTCGCGATGACGCTTCAGCTCGCAGAAGAGCTCCGCCGCGACGGCTATCACGTCATCGTGCGCGATCGTGACGGCCGTATCGTTGGCCCAACCGGGATGCCGGAGGGCTGAGCCGATGAGCGTCACCGGGAAAATGATCGACGATGCTGAATCGCTCGCCGAGGAGCGCCGGCAGCAGCTCGAATCGGAACGGATCGCGCACGTCGTCACCAGGCAAGAGCTCATCGAAACCAGGGAGCTCCTGCGCCAGGCAGCGGCCTGCGTGCCCGAGTGGGGCTTCCCATACAAGGCGCTCCCGTACAAGGAGCTGCGGCAGCGTATCGAGGCGGTGCTGGCCGCCCCGGTGCCAGGGCTCCCGGACGAGTGGGCAAAGCCGCCGGAGCAGCCAGCGACGGGGCCGCTGCGGAGGAAGCTCGGCGTTGCCCGCGGCGTACTCAACACGGTGCTCGACTCGACGACGATCGGCGGCCCACCGATGCCCACTCAGGCCGAGCTTCGGCAAGCAATCGACGAGACGGCGGATACGTGAACGTGCTGGAAACCCTGAATCACCTGACGATGCCGGCGGCGCTCGTCATCGTTGCCGTGATCGCCGCGCTCGCGTGGCTCGGCACGAAAAACTTCTTCGTCGCCGTCGCGATTGGCATCGTCGCGATCATCGCCGCGGTGCGGTTCTTGTTCGGGGTGCATCTGTGACGGTCCACATTCTCTATCAGGGTCTGCCGCGATGCCGCTTCTCGACGGAGGTGCCCAGAGACTGGCCGGAAGGTCACCAGTGGGTTTCGGATGCGGACGCCGACCAGGCCACGTGCCAAGAGTGCCTGCGCGAGGCTGAAGTGATCTCGAACGCAAAGGGGCGGCGATGAGGGGTGCGAAGGCAAAGCGTGGCACGCATGGGCTACGAAAGCGGTGTCCGTGCTGCAGAAAGCTCCGGAAGTTCACTCATCCGCCGGACCACGAACGGGCGGAAGGCTGGACCAAGGTCGGCGACCAGTGGATCTGTCCGATCTGCGCGCAGCAGTCGATGTGGCACTGCTTCGAATGCAACAAAGTGGTCGTGGTGGCCCCGAAGGTCGTCACGCGCGACGGCGGTCGCTGGATGCCGGCGCCGCCAGACTGGCTTTTCGTGAAGGACCACGACGAGCTGACGTTCGTGTGTTCGGAGAAGTGCATACAGGCAATCTACGCGAGGAACGACTGAGACGATGGCAAAACGAAAAGTCATAGCGATGAGAATTCGCTCGTTTCATGACGAGCAACGGGTGAAGGTGCTGCGCAACGACAAGGGTATCGCGGTAGGTGCCGTTGGCACAGTGAGGCGACTCCGCCGGAACGACAACGGCGCGTGGGTCGAGCTCGATCGCCGCCACAAGAATGAGGCGGTTCACCCGTTCCTGAGAGGAGACGACCGAGACTGCCACGTGCTCGCGTATCCGGAGGACTGCGAGATGCCGCTGCAGACGTCACGCGACCGCCGCCGCCGCGACCGCGCCGAGCTGACGCCGACGGCGTTATCGATCAACGAATTCGGTCGAGATCACTGGTCGACGCTGCTCTACGTCGAGGCTCGCTGCACCGACAACAGCGGCGTTCCGGATCGGCGCAACATGCGCTGCATCGACAGCCGGCACCCGCAGTACTCGCACGGACACGATTCGAGCGCGTATCCAACGCGCTTGGCCGGCGATAAGCTGCTCCCGAACCACGACGACTGGGACTGCGTCGATGACTTGGAGCGTGTTGGTCTCGTCGTGATCGGCGGCACAGGCACGAACCCTGTTTGGGAGATGACTGCGGAAGGCCAGCGCATCGTCGGGCTACTCCGAACGCACAAGCAGAGCGGTCAAGGCCTCGGGGCGTTCATCATGGTGCCCGACGCGCAGGAGGCGGTGGGAACGTGAGCACGACGCAAAGTGAAGATCCTACCGAGCGCGTCGACCATCCGCGCTGGTACAACCAACACGCGAGCGGGATCGAGTGCATCGAGATCATTGAGCACTCGCCCGGAAACCTGAGCGCGGCGGTGAAGTACATCTGGCGCTGCGGCCTCAAGCAATCCGAGACGCCGCTCCGGGATTTGCAGAGCGCGCGCTGGTACACCGAACGCGAGTCTCAGCGCGTCGACTTGTACGAGCTCGACGACGATCCTAGATTGAAGACGGATGTCATCTGGCGCGCGCTCGCCAGGAAGGTCATCTGGGCCGACCGGGACAGCACGCTCGCCGACTACCTAGAAGAGCTGCTGAACGGAAGCTTCACGGAGATGCTTGCCGCGATCGATCACGCGATCAGCGAGCTCGACGAGCGGAAGGCTGCGCCGTGACGAAACGACAACGAGAGGTGAAGGCCGCGCGCGCAAAACGGAAGAAAGCTCTCGCGTTGCTGCGAGAGGCGAACAACGTCTTGTTCGCGCGTCGGCGTAGGCGGCGTAGGCTCCTGCGTCGGCCGCTGAGAAGAAGTAACCCAGAGGAGACTGCCTTCTACACGTGGCTACACGATTTCGAGGTGCTGCTTCCCGCCGTGGCGCGCACTGCCGGCTCCGGAACGTTCACGTCTGAGGATCTTATCGTCAAGGCCACCCAGGCAGCCGATCGGATGAAAGGGGAGGTGGCGGCACGTCGCCCCAGCAGTCTCGCTGAAGTCGACAGCGGCCGGCATATTCGTCGCCGCCGGCTCGGAAAGCATGCCGACTGGCGTCACTGGCAGCACGTGTTCGACGGCTTAGTACACGCGCTGGCGGAACGTAGTGGACTGAACTCGGACGCCGTCATCGATCGTGCTAGCGAACTCACGGATGCAATGCTCAACGAGATTGATAAACGTCGCCCGCGGAGGTCTGCCAAATGAACATCGTCCGATCGATCGCAACCAGTGACCGCGCGCTTTTGGAGCGCGTCTTCGAGCAACGCTGCAAAACAATCGTTCTGAACGACAGCGTCGCGCTGACGCGCGTGCTCGGCGACCTGATGCTGTACGTAGACACGCGAGACACCGGAGTCGCCCCGCACCTTCTGATGAGCGGCTACTGGGAGTTCTGGGTGACGCAGGCCATCGCGCGTCACTTGAAACCCGGTATGGTCTGCGCAGACGTGGGTTCGAACGTTGGTTACTACACGCTCCTGATGGCGGCGCTCGTGGGCGAGAAAGGCCGCGTGCACTCCTTCGATATTCTGTCTACGAATTGCGTGCTGCTGCGGCGCAGTGCGGAAATCAACGGCTTCCGCGAGACGGTTTCGGTGCATGCGCACGGTATCGCCGATCGCGAGGGCGACGCGCCGATTCGGGTACCCACATCATCGTGGGATGGCTCGGGCCATTTCGCCAGTGCGGCGCTCACGGAGGTGATGGGCGGCGAGACCAACACATCGGAGGCGTATCAGCCGGGCATCGTGCCGGTGCGGCCCCTGGACGCGATTGACTTCGGCGAGCGCCTCGACTTCGTGAAGATCGACGTCGAGGGCGCGGAGCCGCTGGTGTGGAAGGGGGCAGTCGAGACATTCCGCCGGTACAACCCGGTCATGTGTATGGAGTACGAGAGCCTTCGGCTGGGCTACCCAGAGTTCCTGGTGCTCCTTCGGAAGGATGGTCTCCGGGTGCGTTACGTCGAATACGACTCGAATCTGGTGGACCTGCCGGAGTCGCCGGATCCCGAGCGGCTCTACATGCTGTGGGTGACGCGATGAACCTTCGGCGCATCCTAACGGCGCGGCCGGTGGATCTGCCGATCTACCGGCAGTACGTGGTCGACCACCCGAAGCACGGTGCAACGGCGCTCGTCTACATGCTGCCGTGGTCGGTCACTCTCGGAATCGTCGTCGTGGGCATGCTCGTCTGCGCGCTCGGGAGTCCGTGATGGCGCACGTCGTACAAGTCGTGTACACGCCCGTCCGAGGTGGCGACGGCTCGGAGTTGGTCGCGATCCGATTGCCGGACCGAGAATCGGTGAGGCACTACCTGCGCGGCGAAGCGCCGAGTGCGGCGGTGTGCCTGGCGCTCGAAGCGGCATCGCGCAGCGTTGCGCGCGACGAGGTGCCGTCCGGTGACGGCTTCACGGTGACGGTCGTCTTCGTGAACGAAGCCGGTGAGCCGCTCACTCCCGTTGAGCCGATGCCGCCTGAGCAAAGAGTCATTCAAGTCCCGGCGGACCATCCGGCCTGGAACGCGATCGACGACGACGACTGGAATGGTCACACGTTTGGCAGCTGGCTGCGAACCTACGTAAAGGGTGCGACCGTAGTGATCTGGCCACCCCACGACTACGGCGACAGGCTCGGAAGATTTCTGGCGGCGCTGCTCAACGCAGGCGCCGAGCGCATCGTAGCCGGAGCGGCCACGTGAGCTGTCGGCGCATCGGCACCGCAATTCTCAACGTCGCCAATCCGGCGTTGCGGATCCGAGTGGGCGGCAAGCCGTTCCTGTTCGAGGATCATCCGTTCTGTGGTCCGTTGCCCTGTTACTCGGACGGTACCGAGCGTCGGGTCGGTCAGCGTAGCCCGTTTTGGGAAGCGGTGACGCGCTGGTACCAGAGCGGCAAACGAGTCGACCGGGAGGGCTGGTGCGTGGTCGAGGAGCCGACGCCATGAGCACGGACGAGGCACTGTTGCTCCCTCGCTTCTGCGAGCGCACCGGCAACCCGTGCGGGACGGACACTGTGCACAACGACGAGCCGGGCTGCTCTTGCCGGCAGTGCATGCTCTGGTGCCTCGAAGAACTCAAGCAGCGTTGGCTTGCGATGGACCTCCAGCGTACGGAAAATGAAAAGCTCCGCATCGCCTTGTCGGACTGCGCGAACCACGCCGCTGGGTTCAGGTGCACGTCCGGCATGTGCTCAACGGAGTTCCTGCTGAACGTTCCCGAAGAGGTACGGCTACAAATCGGCGCTCGCGAGCGAGACAGGGACGCGACCAGAGCGGCTCTGGTTCGCGTAGAGGCCGAGCGGGACGCAGCCCGGGCCGAGGCTCAGGCGATGGAAAACAGCTACATCGCGGAAAGCTCACGCAATTGTGAGGCGGAGCGCGCGCTTCGCGACGCGCTCCTGGACGTCCTGAGCTCTGCCACGCCACATCCGGTCGAGCACCCATCGATGTGGCGCACGTGG